GACGAGCCATCAGATGAGCCATCAGATGAGCCAACAGCTGGAGAAACTGAGGTATAACAATGGCTTATAACAAAAACACTTGGAAAAATGGCGACAAAATTACACCAGAACTATTAAACAATATAGAAAGCGGCATTGAAGAAGCCCACAAGCTGTTTGAAAAATTGGAAAAACTTCTTAAAAAGAAGATTGAGCCTAAAACCAAAAAAGTTGAATAGAGGAGTGGGGGAGCAATCCCCCTTTCTAACTAAAACGAGGTGAAAAATGCTTACTAATTACGAAACAATAAAAGATTATATATTAACTCTTGGAGAGTTCACAGACAGCCCAAAACTTGATTTGCAAATAAGAGCGTTAATTAATGAGTGTTTGGCTTATTGCTATCGCTCTGACGTTCCCCAATGCATGGAGTTGCCTTTGGCTGATGTAGTGGCAAGCGAAATTAATAAACGTGGCTTGCTGGGTGTTGATGGTGATGTTTCCAGTTATTCAGAAGGTGATATGTCGGTTACTTTCAGCACAGTTAATACAGCAATCGGCAAGAGTTTTTATAATGGCAAATTAGAACCTTTCAAGCAGATTATAGGGGTGGTCAAGAAAAATGTTTAGAAATGATATTTGCAGCATTGAAAGACCTGTCGAAATAGAAGAAGAAGGCGAAACTATCGGCTGGACTGACGAGATTATCGCAATTGATATCCCTTGTCATTTATCGGTTGAAAGTATAAGCCCAGCAAACCAAACGCAAAGCACAGCAACTGTATTACTTGATTATGTCCTTTATATTGACACTAAACACGGCGTAACCATTGAAGCTAACGATACAATAAGCGTTACAACTGCACAAGGGCAATATTACGAACTAAGAGCAGGTGAAAGCCATAAATATAGGCTGACAACTCAAACACATTGCGAGGTGGTTAAGGTTGTTTGATGAGTACGCTAAAAAGCTAAAAGATTTAAACCAAGATGTCCCTAAAATTTTTGAAAGAACAGCAAAAAGAGGGGCTATTAAATTTGTAAACGAGGCAAAAAACAGAACTGACAATGAGGGGCTTGTCGACACAGGATATTATAAAAGACATTGGGAAGCGCAGATGTTTCAACCAACACCAGACAGTTTTGGGGTATTAGCCTACAACAATACTGAATATGCTTCGCACCTCGAATACGGACACAAAACACGAAGCGGTGGCAGAGTAAAAGGGCGATTTGTCGGAGAATTATCCCTCGTTGATGCAAAATGGTATTGCTTAGAACAATTAGAAAAAGCACTTAAAAAAGCCTTCAAAAAGAAATAAACCCCGTTTCAAAAACTGCAATAATTCAGATATGGCTACTATTATTGACATAAAAAACGCTATTAGAAAAGCGATATACACAAGAAATAACGAGATTAATTTCTTTTTCAATGAGATTTTAAAAGTCGAATATCCGTATGTATTCTTTTATATCCCTTCTTATAAATTAGACAAAGCCATAAGCGTGGAACACTGGCGAAAATTGACTTTAATGTGCGTTGTAGAATATGCAGCATCAGAAGATAACACAACGGCTGATTTGTGGGAATACGCAGACACGTTAAGCGAAGTTTATAACCTTTTTGAGTTCCAAGATACAAAACTACAGGCAAGAAATACAGAATTTAAAATCGTTGAAGGCGTTTTACAGATGACTTTCGACCTCGAATTTTATATCAAACAAACGGAAGAAGCAGAACTAATGCAAGATTTAAACCTTGATTTAAAGACAAATACAGGAGACTAAAAAATGGTACAAACACAACCTAAATTTAATGTTGAATTTAAGGAGTTAGCTGTTTTAGCTATTCAAAGACAACAACGAGGCGATGTGGTGATGATTTTAAATGATGACACCAACGCAGATTTAGACAAAGCAGTTTACAGAGGACTTGGCGATGTAGATAAAGACGACTACACAACCGAAAACTACGACCTTTTAACGCTTGCTTTTCTTGGCAACCCTTCAAAAGTAATTGTAATTAAAGCAGAAGAAGACATCGCAGACACTTTGGCAAAATTGCAATACTTCAACAATTATACTTTGTGTTATCCAGAAGGTGATGCGACAGATTTTACAGCGATTGGCAACTTTATCAAAGGTGTAAGAGCGAAAAACAATTATTCAAAAGCTATATTGGGCAATGCTTTATCGCCTGATGCTTTATATATTATCAACTTTGCAACAGACGGAATAAAAGCTAATGTAAATGGCGAAGTAAAAGAGTTCACAGCTGGCGAATACACAGCAAGAATTGCAGGAGCATTAAGCGGATTAGCTCCAAGCCGTTCTTTAACTTACTTTGAATTGCCGGAGATTGTAGAATGCAACCTTGCAGAAGATGCTGACGCAGAAGCTGCAGCAGGCAAAATGGTTATCTTGCACCAAGATGGCTCATTCAAATTAGGACGTGCGGTTAATTCTCTTGTAACCTTAACAGACGGAATAACAGAAGCGTTTCAAAAGATTAGAGTTGTGGATATTTTAGACCAAATTGCTAATGACATTGTGGCAACATTCAGACTTTATTATGTTGGCAAATATACAAACAACTTCACAAACAAAAACAGATTTATCGCAGCAATAAACGCTTATTTATTAGGTTTAGCTAATGAAGGCTTGTTAGAAATTGAAAACGATAACGTGGTTTATTTATCTGCTGAAAAAATCAAACTTTATTTAGAAGGCAAAGGGGTTGATACATCAAAATTGACTTATAAAGAGCTAATCAGACAAAACACAGGCTCAAAAGTTCTATTAGATGGTGTATGCTCACCTACTGACGCTATGGAAGATTTAGACCTTGGTATGTACTTATTCCAAGCAATGGAACAAGCAGCAGCTTAATGATAAGGAGATATAAAGATGGCTAAAGCAACAGTAAAAGATATATTAACAGGCTCAGACGTTAAAGTATTTTTTGACGGCGAAGAAATCGCAACTTTCACAAGTATTGAAGCGACAATCAGCGTAAATACAGAAGATGTGCAAATCGGAATGGATGTAATGGCTAAGGCTGTTTCTTGGCAAGGTGAAGGCACATTAAACCACCAAGCGACTAACTCTATCGGTGCTCAAATTTTAAACAAAATTAAAGCTAATAGAGATGTTACATTCACAATTGAAGCAGAATTAACAAAACCATCAACAGGCGAAACACAATTCACTTCATTCCCTAACTGCACTATCACAGAAATCCCGCTTATTGCGTGGTCTAAAGGCGAATTAGTTGAAAGCGAAATCCCTTTTAGATTTGCTCCAAGCGAAGTACAAAACACACAATTAATAGATTAATTTTAAGCGTTCTTCCTCCCCCTCACGGGGGTGGAGGATATGCTAAACGGAGGAAGAAACTATGGCAAATTTAGACAAATTGTTAAAACAAATTGAGCGTAATAAAGATAACGCAGAAAAAACAACAGTTCATGAGCTAAAAATCGGTGAAGAAACATTCCAAGTTCACACAATGACAAGAACAGAAAAAAGAAACTTCATCTATGCTCAAGAAGCAGGCAAAAGCTCAATGACTGCAGGCGATATCGTTAAAAGAATGAAACCTTTTATATATCGTGCGTTAGATTTAAAAGAATTAGCTGTAAAAGCTAAAGACGCTGGCTATATCAACTCTTATTATGATGTAATCGAGGCACTTTTTGAGCCTGAACAAATCATAGAAATAATTTCTTTTATTACCGAAATTAACGGAATAACCGAAAAAGAAGTTACAGAGGATATAGACGAACTAAAAAAGCCATAGAGGAGGACTTAGACCTCCTTTTATGCGGATATTATCTGCAAAAAGGACACAAAGCAGATGATATTTTAAACTTAACCCCACGAGAAAAACGCTTTTATTTAGCTTCAATGATATGGTGGGCAGAGAAAAACAAAATAGAGGTGTAAAATGGCACGTTATGAAGATATATTTATATTAAAAGATAAAGTAAGTAAAAATTTAATAAAAATACAAAAGAATTTTGCACATCTTGACCGCAGAATTGCAGCTACTGAACAAAGGCTAGAAACTTTTAAAAAAAGAACTCAAAATATTGCCAAACTAGGCGAAAAAGTCAAAAGTATTGGGCAAGGGTTAACTGTTGGTCTTACATTGCCGATTGTTGCCGCAGGTGGGGCTGCGGTTAAATTTGCCTCTGACTATGAAGAAGCATTAAACAAAGTCGATGTAGCATTTGGAGCAAGTTCACAAACTATAAAAGATTGGTCTAAAAACTCACTAACCGCAATGGGGTTGTCAAAAGGTGAAGCCCTAGACAGTGCAGCATTATATGGCGATATGGCAACAGGTATGGGGCTAGCCCAAGACCAAGCCGCACAAATGGCAATGAGATTAACACAACTCGGAGCAGATTTAGCATCATTTAAAAACATTTCTAACGATATGGCACAAACTGCGCTTAAATCTATCTTTACTGGTGAAACTGAAAGCCTTAAAAATCTAGGTGTTGTTATGACACAAGCTAATCTTGAACAATTTGCAATGTCAAAAGGAATACGCAAACGTATTAACGATATGTCAGAAGCTGAAAAAGTTAATTTGCGTTATAACTATGTATTAGACAAAACCAAAAACGCACACGGCGATTTTGAGAGAACTGGCGGCGGTGCTGCTAACCAAATGAGAGTTTTCCAAAGCAGCTTAAAAGATTTGGGCGAAACATTCGGGAAATATATATTGCCGACTTTTACAAAAGTATTACAGAAATTAAACGGAATGCTCAAGGCTTTTTCTGGACTTCCTGAACCAGTTAAAAAAGGTATTTTAGTTTT